GTAGTGTTTTCTAAAATCACGGATCAAACAAGCAATCCAAGGAGCAAAGACGGCATCATTTCTTTGACCGTCTGCCTCAAAAGGATCTCCGGGCTGTTCAGCAAACCATTTCCAGAAGCGAGTCGCCTCCACTCCTGGTGTTTCCATTCCAATCTTAATTGGAAGATGCATATGGCTATCTGCTACCCTCTCATTTTGAGCACCAAACAGATAATACCCCACAACAATCATGGTCATATTCGCCGGCAAGAACAATCTAGCGTCTTTATCCTTCAATCTGATCTCATCTTTCAACGTGGCCGAAACCATCTGATCATGATCGACGAAATCTTGAATGAATTCTTCAAAAGTCAATGTCACATCTCCCTTCTTGGGACCGAAATCCCACTTGAAAGGCAGACCAGAGGCTTTAGTAAGATCTAGCTCATCCATACACCTTTGAGGACCCCATTGTTCACCCACTAAACAATGCCCATACAAATAGTGCAACCACTGTAATATGTCATTGTACTCTGTAAAGGACACGGCACAATAATCATGTTCCCATTTTAAAGTGCCATTCACGAAAGAGATCGTGTCCAGAGGAGCTCTCGTGTAAGCCCCCCCTTCATCCACATGGAGGGGGTCGTATCGAATTTTAGATCTCGGTAAACCCGTCATCGATACGACCCCGACCATGCGCTTCTTAAGCGCTGGATGGATTCGACGGGGAAGATTTCTTCCCCATCCGGGACTTGGTCTCAGCGGATCGCGGCACCGCTTGAGGGGCCGAAACCCCAGCGGTCCGAAAAAACAGCTGTTTCAAATCATCATCCAAGAGCATTCCACCATTCTCTGTAGGAGAACCCCACAGATGGATACCACAAACGAGATTATTAGAATAAACAAGGCTTCCAGAAAATCCTGGCTTAGTACTTGCCTTGTAAATCAAAACTCGTTCTTCTGCTCTTGCTTGTGAAGTGGAGATCTCACCTCCACAACAAATGGTGATCTGAGCACCAAGTTTTCCACAATCCTTGGTTCTTAGATGTCGAAAGATCCCAGCAGACACCGGCGCACAAAAAAGTTTGTCGATGTGATGAACATCATAAACCATTCCTTTTGACAAAGGAACGCTCATGGTTTTATCATCCTGTCTGACCTTCGCCACATCCCCGGCAATTTCTTGCCTGACATGTAACGGCATCCAAACCCCCGAAGGAGTAACCCATCCCATTCCCACAAATCCACTAGTTGGACAGTGCACTTCCACACCTCGAGTCAAAAACGCCAATTTCTTGACGGATTGAAGGGGTGCTTCAACATGAGCGCTCTCAAGCTTAGCTTTTTGTGCTCTTAAAGATAAGATTTTGGCTTCCAAATTCTTAGCTTCGAGCTCCTTGCTTTTTTGGACAGCGTTCTTGAAATCAACCATCGGATACTTTCTTTCAATCTGCTCTGGATGTTTTGGGGCCTTAGTAGTAACCATGCCTCTACCCAAAGCTTCAGAATCCATGTCCCAACCTCTAATTGGGCGATCATCATTCAACCCTCCATAATCGTCACCTTGATCCTCATCCCAAGATTCATCATCTTCATGTTGGCGCCGGTAATACTCCCTATCATAGGAGTAAGCGTCAACATCGTTTTCCGAACCAGGAGACGTTTTGAAGGATACTCTCTTCTTCTTCTTTTTCCGATCTTCAAGATCAGCAAATTCAGCCTTCAACACTTTTATCTTAGCTTCAAAAGCCTCGATTTCAAGCTCGGCTTTCTTACGCTGAACCATCAATTCGTCAACTTTCTTTGTTTCAAGGACTACTTCACCATCTTGACTTGAATCTGTGTCGTCGTCTGGATATAAGAAACCAGCTTGTTGAAATCCCAAACCAGTTCGCAAACTTTCCAAAACCAACGGAGCTTTTGTTGTCCAGCTCTTAAACAGCTGCCAAGTAGAATACAACGACCCATAAACTAATAAGGGAAGACCCAATTCCTTGGGCAGCATAATACAAAACAGCTGTAAACACAGAAACTTTACATCAATAGGCGCATCCTTTTGCATGATACTTATCGTCTTATTCAATTCAACCAATTCCTTGGTCTTCGCTGAAGAAGATCCTGGAGCCATATCACGCGTCATTGCACGGCGCAACAGCAAGTTGTTGCGCAATGAAGAAGCTCTTTTCAAGTTGTCATGCATTGCACGAAACAATAAACAACCTGTCCAGATAAAGAGAACAGAACGAAACCACTCAGATCCATACGATTGTGTCCAAATCAACACCGCAGTGTTCAGGAAATTGAACACAAAACCAGTATACGTCGTGTATACAATCAAAAAGGTCAATCCGATAATTGGATATTGTACCACCCAACCAGTGAACAGTAGAGTCACACGCAAAATATACGGCCAAAAGTCCGCCACCCCAATAGATGGAAAGGAACTCAAGGTCGAATTGATAAATGTTGCAGCAAATTCCATAATGAGTGTGATAGATAAACTGGAATCTCAAAGACTCTACAGCCCACCAACAAAAC